AACAGGATCAGCAATTTGAACCAACTGAGCGTTAGTCAGGTTGACGGGATCGCCAGAAATCAGTTCTGCACGCAAAATAGTGTCTACGACCCAAGATGCCGCAGACGGAGTGATCATTTCATCCTTAGGATAGAAAACGTCAATCTCTTCACCAAACAGAATCTTAAACAGATACTGTGTAGCAACTTTTGTGCCCTTGGAGAGGTAGAAGTCCTTAATATCTCTAATAACACGAACAGGATTGACCTGAGAGTAGTCAATCTGGATCGTGGGCATGTATTGACGACGGAACTTGTCAAATACCTGCCTAATGATCATCGAGTCGAGGTTGTGGACCACAGATCCACTGTTATGAGTCGATTGTGCTAGTTGTTCTTCCTTAGCAAAGACTTGGTTGTGGTATTCATCGAATTCTGCAACGTCAGAGACGCCACGAGCACAACCACGCAATGAAGACGGTTCATATTCACGTCCAGAAGACAGAATAGTGAAACCAGTGATCTCACCGAAACCAACATCACAAGATGCTTGTGCAGCAAGCGGTGTAGCGATGTAAACCTTAGGTGGTTGGGTGTCAGAGTACCCAGAACCGAAGTTGACGATGTTGATATCGGTGATTTCACCGTTAAAGATGGTAGCAACTGCCTCAGCACCAGTACCACCGATAGATTCACCCAGAGGACCCTTACGGTCGTCTACAATATAGACAGAAGGAGCATCGGTATAACCAGAACCACCTGTCAACAGGTTGATGTTAGTTACATTGCCGTTAGCAACGGTCACGTCGAGCACCTGTGCGCCCACAGGTTGGATGATACGTGCTCTCGGGGCAGAAGTGTACCCTCTACCTCTATTAGTGATGGTTACGCCAACAACTTGACCATCAGGAGAGACAGTACAGGTTGCTTCTGCATTGATACCGTCTTCGGGTGCCTCATCAATGTAGATTTCAGGAGGATTACTGTAACCCAGACCCAAAGCAGTGACTTCGATCGAACCAGGAACCAGACGACCCTCAGAATCGATCACAGGGTCGCTGATTGCAGCACCGTTAGGGTTGATGAAGGTGATAGCAGGAATAAAGTCGTATCCAGATCCAGAGTTAGTGATCTCGATGCCAGAAACCTGACCAGTAGTATCATCAACAGTGATTTTTGCTGCTGCCTGTGATCCATTGATCAGATCACTAGGAGGTGTGATACTAACAACAGGAGGATTGACAGAACTGTAACCCTGACCACCGTTAATCAGTTGAGTATTCTTAATACCGTTGACCAAAGTACGACCAGCGGCAGATTCTCCTCTACCAGTCGAGGAGAAGATGGAAAGTTTTGGTGCAAAGTTAAGTTCGTATCCACTACCGCCAGTTTTGACGATGATCTTATCGATCTCTCCGTTAGCACCCACTCTGGTAACTGCTTCTGCACCTTGACCAACAGTAGGAGACACATATTCGATCGAACGAATGTGGAATGTATCCTGAGTGGAGATATTTACGAAATACTTGATTCTAGTATTATTATCAGTCAGTACATAGTCATCATAAGGACGTTGAAGCACACCATTCCTATTGATGATCAGACCGATCTCAGCAATCGGCGCCTAAGGCAGATTCTGATAGGTCATGGTCATAGAATCTTGATTAGCAAGATCATCGACCGAAGGAATTTCCAGATCCTTAATAACAGAATCAGCAAAACCAATGTAATAAAGGATCTGAGTCAGTTCTACCTGATCGTTACCAGTTCTGGCACGAGGAGGAGTGATGAAGGTAATCTGAGAACCGCTGATAGTGTAATCAATCGTAGGGATCAGCAGTTGACCGTATACAGTAACAGCAAGGTGATCAGCAGAAACTGGGGATACAGGTGTACCCAGGAATTTCAGATCAAAGGTAGTGCGAGTTCCATCAAAGAACTCCCAGGGAGATTCAAGTGCTTGTCTCTTCTTATTAAATTCTTGCAGCGAGATACCAGGGGTCAGGATAGCGTCAGGACCACGGACGATCTCTTCATAATAGATGATTTCATTATCGATCATCACCGAACCATTACTCGGGATGAAACCATCAATCTCTTCTACTTCAATAAAGTCATCATACAAACCAACGTCTTTGATCAGAGAGGTAGAAGACGTAAGTGTCTCCTGATCATACTCACTCAGATCCAGATACTTAACCAGATTGTTCAGGACGTTATAAGGACGACCTGTTTTCTCCTGAGATTTGTAATACTCAATCAGAAAATTAACTAGTTGCTCATCCTCAGTCCTAATGAACTCAGGGAGTTGATTGGCAACTCTGTCTGAAACGTTGATTGTATTTGCAAACATTTATCTTAGAAACAGGAGTCGAGTTCTGGATACGTGAAGTTTCCAGCAGGGTAGCTGATTGTATTTATGTTGCTGCCACCATAGTTCCATCCGTTGAAATTGAAGGGATCGAAGGCATTTGCAGCGCCAGGATTGACGTTCGTATCGCGTGGGAAAACGCGAGGGTTGAACAGTGTCGGATCCACGCCAGCAGGGATAATAATCGATCCACCAGAGGGAAGAACTACAACAGGAATTCTAGTTGTACCATCGGGAGTGTCAGCCACATCAAGAGGACCAACACAAACAATACCGCTGTTATAATCAACTGTACCAACAGCATCGTTCAGAACGACTTCCTTTTCATTTCTGTTAGTAACCATCATCATGTTACCCAGACCATCATCACGGAGATTCACAGGAACCAGTGTTGCTGTGCTCTGTGTATCAATGTTAACAAGCACATTTTCAAGGGTAGTGTTGCCACCAGCGATTACATCGAGGTTGTTGACTGTTGTTCCTTCAAGCAGAGAACCAGCAGCCTCACCAGCAGCGATCAGGTCAGCAACTTCTTCGGTATAACCCGTAGCATAGAAGGTTCCAGACTTGACAGAGGAGAACTTGGGTTTACAAGCGGAGTCGCCACCGCCTCCACCGCCGCCAGGAGTGCCTCCATCACCACCATCGCCGCCGTTTCCACCGTCTCCGCCGCCATCACCACCATCACCACCATCACCGCCGTCGCCACCACCAGTGCCGCCACCACCGAAGTCATTCGGGTTAACAATCGGGTTGGAGAAGTCCAGACACTGAGAGAACTGGTTGCCAAATGTGAATTTATCCAGATTCTGACCAATAGACATCTGGGTAGTCGTACCACTGATTGCATTATCAGCAGAATCGACCATAGCATTGAATTTGGAAGGTTCTAAGCGACCACCAAAGCGATTATCACGATTCTGAGCATTGAACTGATCAACAGACTTCAAGATAGCAGAAGCAAGTTCGTTGGAAGAACGATTTGTCTGGTTTCCGTTGAAGTTGGGGTATACTGTTGGGGAGATATAGAAAATAGTCGGGTCAACGATCACAGGTTGGATCGATGCCATCGAATAATCAAGAAGTTGGTTCTTGATCTTCTGTTTTGTGGTGGTATTCAGGTTAACACCACTCTTAGTACGAATAGCAATGTAAACTTTGCCGTATTCTGGGGGAGACAACTTCTCACCACCATATGCAGTCACTGACGCAGCAGAAGGATACAGTTGTGAGACCAAATATGCATAGTCAGTCTCAGTAACTGCTCTATTCTGAACAGAGAATCCTTTGGGTGCCCTATACTTGATACTCAGAGCACTTTCTCTCTCGGCACCATCGGCAGAAGTCTCAATAGTCTTCATTGTGATCGCCTGAGGAAGCACAGGACGACCAGTAGAGTCGATTGCACGACCGATGAACCCAAACTTCTTCGCACCGTTCGCTTCGGAACCATCGGTGTCGAGATATTCAACAGTGATGAACTCATTGTCGATGAGTTTACGTCCAAGTACGCCATCACCGAACGTAATCTTGAATCTAAGGTCCTCAGTCTCTTCTAAGAAGTAAGTTCTAGACGTTGGAGTCAGTGCTGTAACGTTATCAGAGAGGGAATACTCGTCAACCTCAACCGATTGCTCATTAGGACGAACCAAAACCTTCATTCTGGCAGTATCCACGTTCT